CTCGAAGGGGTGAGCGTTTCCCTTCTATCTGGCGAGATTGTATGAAGGATGAGTTGAGACCGCTGGAGAAGGTTGCAGAGTGTAAAACCCGTCTTTTCACAATAGCACCAGTAGATTTTACAATTTTAGTTCGTAAATATTACTTGGCTTTTGAACAAATGTTTTATAAAAATCATTCCAAATTTTTCTCTGCGGTTGGTATAAATCCTGAAAAGTTTTGAGTGGACAGTTGCGTATGAGCGTTTAAAGAAATATGGCAACTTATGTATGGCTGGAGATTTTTCAACTTATGATGGAACACTCATGGCTGATCTCATGTTTGAAGCAGGTGAGGTAATTGATGATTGGTATAAGTTGAAGGGAGAGAAAGATCCTGATGCTAGTACAGTGCGAAGAGTCCTTATTGATGAAATGATCCACACTATGCAACTTGTGCAGAATTGCGTATATAAGACTCATCAAGGAAATCCGTCAGGAAATCCACTCACGGTTATTATTAATACAATTATTAATGCTTTTTATATGAGATTAGCATGGATGGAAGTAATGGAAGAGTTAAATCCAAACTATGCAACTATGGATCGATACCATCAGAATGTGATGGATGAAGCGTATGGTGATGATAATAGAGCAACCATAAAACAGGAAGTAATTGAACTCTATAATCAAGTAAATGTAACAAAAACGCTTCTTCGCCATGGAATTGTTTATACTGATGAAACTAAGTCAGGAGAGATTGTGCCCTTTAGATTGCTAGAAGACACGTCTTTCCTAAAGAGAAAGTATCGGAAAGATGAAGAAGTAGGAAAAGAGTTCATGCTACCCGTGATGGATGTGGATACGCTAACATCCTTAACTAATTGGTATCGTGATGCCCCAGACGTGGATGAACAGTTGCGATCTAATCAACGTGCAGCGCTCGATTTTGCCTTTTTCCACGGCAGAGAATTTTATGATGATTTCAATTTAAAATTTACACAAGCTCTACGTGAGCATAACATAACCCCCGTTTGTATAACATATGATGAACAACTAGATCGCTTTCTAGGGATTGCCCACGGGGATGGAAAGGGATTTTATCCCAATTTTGTTGATCTCGGTTTCTAGAGATAAATGCTAACACTTGCCTTTATTGGTTGGTGTAGGAAAATCTATGCAATGTGCATAGTTTGAGGTTTTTATTCTAGTAGCCTAGATTTCTCCTCAAAAGAGAAAGGAAGGGGAGATAGATGAACGCAGTAATGTGTGGCTTACTTTGGGAGTAGCGACCCCGCCTGGTGTTTACCTTAATCAGTTGACATCAGTTAGTCGGCCTTGTCCTCTATCAAACCTAAAAAAAAA